GTCGCCGGTAACCTGTCCGGCCTGACCTCGATCCTGAAGACCGAGGGCCAGCTCAACAACAAGTTCGTTGGCGACTTCTACGAGATCAAGCAGAAGGTCACCGAGGTTGTAAACTCGATGAACCATGCCGCCCAGCGCGGAGACACTGATCTTGTCAAGCAACGTCTGGAGGAGATGCCCGCAGGCCGTGGACTCTTCACCACCTTCAATGCGGCGAATGAAAAATTCTCCAACATTAACAAGCAGATGGACATCATCCGCAGCAACAAGACAATGACGGCGGAACAGAAGGCCGAGTACCTTGAGAAATTGCGGACGGCCAAGGGCGTCCTTGCCGAGCAGATGGTGAAGGTCGCCAATCAGGCGGGGGTTTATAGATGAGCACAGCCGAAGAGAAGCAGGAGAAGATCGCGCTTGAGATGGCGGCGAGCGCCAGCAAGGGTGCGCTTGTCGAGAAGATCACGTTTGCCGGGATCCCCATCTTGTTCTCGTGCGTGGTCTACCTGATGAGCGCCCTGTCCGCAGCGAACAACGAGATCATCCAGCTCAAGGGCAAAATCGCGGTGGTCGTGAACGCGGACAACAAGGCCATCCCCCCGCAGGGGACGACCATTGACATGGCACAGATCAGGGAAGCCCTGAACGACAAGATCGAGCGGGTCGAGCGTGAGGCGGCTCTCGCCCGTGCTGCGATGACCTTGGACCGTGAGAAGTCAATGGCGGCTCTCGACAGATCTCGCCTCGACATGGCGGCAGATGCTGCCCAAGCCCGTGCTGCCATACGCTTCGACGTGCAGAAGTTTGTGGCGGAACTCGACAAGCGTCTAACCCTTCTGGAGAAGGGGCGGTAGATGGATCCGTTTACGCTGTTGGCGGTAGCCAAGGCCAGCTTTGAGGCTGTCAAGGCTGGCGTGGCGGTGGGTAAGGAGATCCAGTCTGTGGCCAAGGACCTCGGTTCCTTGTTCGACAGCGTTGCGCACATCACCCGCATAGCTGCGGATCCCCCCAAGTCTGGGCTTCTTTCTGGTAAAACTGCCGAGCAGATGGCGATGGAGGCTTTTGCAGCCAAAGCCGAGGCCGACCAGCTTCTGCAAGACCTGAAGAACACGTTTGTCTCAGAATATGGGATCGCCGCATGGGATACTATTCTTAGCGAGACGACTAAAATCAAGAAGGCGCAAAAGGCTGCGGCCATCCAAGCTGAGAGGGATCAGGCGGAGTTCGTAGAGAACGCCGCAGGAGTTATACTCCTGATCCTCGCGGTCATCGCCGTGCTCCTCGTTATCCTCCTCGTCCTGTATCTAATCCTGCAAAGGTGAACCATGGAACTCCTCGCCAAGTTTGGACCCTTGCTGGGTCAGGTTGCCCCCTCCATCGCCACTGCACTGGGTGGCCCCCTCGCCGGGATCGCGGTCAAGACCCTGTCGAACGCGCTCCTTGGCCATGAGGACGGCACGGCGGAGGACGTCAGCACGGCGCTTCAGAACGCCAGCCCCGAGCAGCTTGCCGCCGTCAAGAAGATCGATGCCGACTTCAAGGTGCGGATGAAGGAGCTAGACATCGATCTTGAGCGCATCGCCGCCGGGGACCGTGACAGCGCCCGCAAGATGCAGACCGAGACAAAGGACTGGGTGCCCAAGCTGCTGGCCGTTGTCATTACGCTGGGCTTCTTCGGCATCCTCGTCTGGATGCTGGTCAACGGGATGCCGACGACGGGGACCGAGGCCCTGTTGATGATGCTTGGCGCGCTGGGCACAGCGTGGACAGGTGTCGTGAATTTCTACTATGGTTCGAGCGCAGGGTCGAAAGCCAAGACCGAAGCCATGACCAAAGGTGAGAAATGAAAGAGAACTTTGACGACTGCTTCGAGCGTGTCCTGAAGCACGAAGGCGGCTTTGTAAATCACCCGAAAGATCCGGGCGGGATGACCAACTTGGGCGTCACGAAAGCGAGCTGGGAAGCCTTCCTTGGTCGAGACGTGAGCGAGGCAGACATGCGCGCCCTCACCCCTGATTCGGTCAAGCCCTTCTACAAGGCCATGTACTGGGACAAGATCAAGGGCGACGACCTCCCATCTGGGGTGGACTATGCCGCCTACGATTTCGCCGTGAACAGCGGTGTGGGCCGGGCAGCGAAGTACCTCCAGCGCATCGCCGGTGTGGCCGACGACGGCGTCATCGGGAAGAAATCTGTGGAAGCCATCTGCGCATACGATCCCTCCCAGATGGTCAACGACCTCTGCGACATGCGCCTCACCTTCCTGAAGTCCCTCTCGAACTTCGCGACCTTTGGTCGCGGCTGGGAAAGCCGGGTGCATGATGTGGCCGAGATCGGCAGCGACATGGCGAAGGAGGAGTAGATGGCGAAGAGCCCCGCTTGGCAGCGCAAGGAAGGCAAGAGCCCGAGCGGCGGGCTCAACGCCAAGGGCCGCGCGTCCTACAATAGAGCGAACCCGGGCAAGCCCGGGCTCAAAGCCCCCCAGCCGGAGGGCGGTCCCCGTCGAGACAGCTTCTGCGCCCGGATGAAGGGCATGAAGAAGAAGCTCACCTCGGCGAAGACAGCTAACGACCCGAACTCCCGCATCAACAAATCACTGCGGGCGTGGAAGTGTTAGATCAGCCACTCCTTGTGTCCTTCCTTCAGGACCAAGGTGGCGATGTTGATCTTCTCTCTGAGGGCGCGGAGGATCTTCTCATCCACCGTGCCCTCAGTCACGATGTCGATATACGTGACGTTGTTCCTCTGCCCGATGCGGTGAGCGCGGTCCTCACTTTGCAGTCGGATTTCCAGATCATAGTTGTTCGAGAAGTAGATCACCGTGCTGGCTTCTGTTAGCGTTAGCCCATAGCCACCGGTCCGTGGTTGGCCAACAAAGAAGCGCAACGGATGAGCTGGATCTTGGAAGTCTTTAACCATTTGCTGTCGGGCATCCGGCGAGGTCTCGCCATAATAGTCCTGATATGGACCTTCCTCCATCGGCCGCGTCTCGCTGAACGCCCCTATGTTCAGCCACTCGGCGCAGTCCTGATAATGGGCGAGGTTCATCACGCTCTTGCGGTCGATGTCGGCCCGGTGCATGGCGAGGCTGTGCAGGGTGCGGAAGTAGGGCAGATCCTTGTAGGACAGGCCAAACCGCTTGACGGCGCGCGTGATCGCCTCCTCCGCCGCACGTCGGGTGAAGGAGAAGTATCCGATCCGGTCGGGACGAACGCCCTTGTCCATCGCCTCTTCAACCATGGTAAGCAGGCGGGTGGTCTTGCCGGTGCCCGGAGGGCCGAGGATGATGTGCATCAGAAAGGATCCACAATGTTGATGGGGGGCAGATCGAGCTTGATGTCCTCGGACCCTTGGAAGTAGGTCTGCGGCAGGAACCAGAGGTGGATGGTCTTGCCCTTCACCCGCCAGTCGATCTTCTCCGCCTTGAGTTCTTTGAGGCGCAGCCCCAGTTGGACGTTGTTGTACTTGATGAAGGCGTTGGCCTTCAGGTGTTTCTGTAGGTCGCGAAGCTGGAAGTAGACGTGCTCGTCCACCCACACGGCGATGCCCTGTAGGATCTCCTCCCGCTCGACGCCACGCGCACGGTCGCAGCAGAAGGACAGGAGCAGTTCCTCGAACTCGCCCATGGCGGTGGCCTCGGGCGGCGCTTCGATGATCGTGAGCGAAGCGAGCAGCGTCTGCATGCGCGCGGACCACGCCTTCTCGCTCATGGTCTTGGGGTACAGGTTGATCTGGTTCAGGCAGTCTTTCTGGAATTGCTTCTGCGTGACGAGGCTGTCTGTGCCAAGTTCGACACGTTTGCCGTCGACGTCCATGATCCAGATGGGCGGGTCGCCGTTGATCTTGGTGAGCGATGACAGGTCATTGGACTTCTGCCCGGGGCCGATCCCGAACTTGCGCCCAATGCAGACTTCCTTGTTGCAGTAGCTGGCGATGGGCTGGTCGTCGCACTTGTAGAAGTATTCTTTCTTCGCAAGCTGGGAGATGACGATCTCAACCTCCTTGTCGAAGAGAGGCGGCGTCATCAGGGTCTGATTGTAGTGACGGATACGCTCCTCCCATTTGTCGGGCGCAGCCATGCGAGCGTATACACCGAGGTTGAAGAGCGCATTGTTACGGCCACCTTCACCGAACCCTTGCGCTGCGAGCTGTTGGAGACACGGCGGACCCTTGGGAAGGACCTCTTCGGCCTTCTTAGGGGAGGTCTCAAAATCAAGGAAGGCATCAGGGCTAACGCAACGCCCGCCAGCAAAACCAATAAACTCTTCAGGTCCAAGGCTTTCTCCCTTGTCGTTGTAGCCGTAGCGTGTGGTCCGTGTGCCCGCGAAGTAGGGCATGTTGAGGAAGTTGCCGGTGTCCCCACGGTCAACAAGGATCTCCTGCTGTTTGGGGAACACCTCTGATCCAGCATAACCTAAGAGGGCGGCCATCGAAACAAGCTTTGGTTGCAGGTCCGCTGCCGGTATCTCCTCGGTGAAGAAGAAGTAGAGGTGAGCGCCGCCAGACTTGGAGCGGCAGACGACACCGGGCAGGCCGTGCTTCTCGACCTGACGTATCAGGGCGGCGTGATCGAGATTGTAGACGTCGATGTCGATTGCCCCCCAATGACAACGGTTGTTGTCCTTGATGGGGATGATGCCGAGCCCGGTGCCACCGGCCAGATGCTCAGTCCAATGGTTCACGGTCGGCGGATCACGGAGGATGCGCGCCTGTCCTTGTTTCTTCCCATCGCGCTGGCGGTCGTTCTGAACATTAAATGTTCCGTGCGCCCGTCCATTCCCTGCGAACAGCGTGAAGTATCTTTGTGCAAGGTCCATTCTTCGGCCTCAGTTTGAAAAGGGGGACCAACATGTGGCCCCCCGGTATGCTGCTCAGAACGGAACGGTGTCATCATGCACGGGGGTGGACGGCTCGCCCTGATCCTCCTTCACCTTGACCTCACCGGCCTTGACGGACTTCGAGAAGTCCACGGCCATCTGGAACAGGGTCTTGTCGTTCTGGAAGTTGATGTTGACGCCGCGCTCGTGAGCGACCTCCCACCCAAACCATGAGCCCTTGTCGTTGCGCTCCTCGACGGTGCGCAGGCGATAGACCTGAGACATCATGGGCAAGGTGTACAACCCGTTCTTACCCATCGCCGTGCGCGACTGCATCTGCGTCACCCACTTGCGCGCCTTCTTCAACTGGGTCGAGGTCATCGTCAGCAGGCAGCGTTGCGGGATGCCGCTCTCGTCCAGACGCAGCAGAAAGAACTGCGCAGTGTTGGAGAGGAGGTTACCGTTGGGCAGCACATCGTTGCCACGGTCGTCGCGGTAGGTCGTGTTCACGATAGGGTCGTTCGCCCCGTACGAGTTCACGTAACCGCCACCCTTCTCACGGGGCTTCCACTCGACGTAGCGGCGGCTGTAGTAGCAGGGGACAACGAGGACGCCCTGCTCCCCGTCAAATACCTCGTTGGCCACGGTGTCATAGATCAT